CACGGACTTGGTAACACTTTTCAAGCCACGGACTTGATAGTAAATTCCTAAATCACGGATCTCAGAAAATACTCTTTTTTAAGTGTTTTGAGCCTCTTGCTTCAGCACGGCTGCCATCTGAGGGTCTTGTTCTGATATTAGCATTTGTTGTGTTATATTGCCCGTTTTCCAAGGATTTGGTTGTCCTCCACCAGCGTTTGCAACTGGACTTGGTTTTGCACCCATTCCAGCAGCAGAACTTGGTTTGAAATGATGTTCCCAACCACTTCCTGGGTTTTTGAGACTGCCGAGATAAGTATTTAAATCTTGCTCAACTCCACCATTAAGAACAACTACTTTACCTTCAGCATTTTTTTGTAACTTTCCCTGTAACAATGACAAGGTTTGTTCTGCATTGATAGCCCCAAGATTACTGATAGCTGCTAATGCTTCTTGTTTAGTGTTCGCAGCTTCATTAGAATTTTGTAAATCCTGAATTTGCTGTTTAAGATTATTTACCTCGTTTTGCATCTCTTGGTTTGTCTTATTTGCCTCTTCCCACAAAGGCTTATACATTCCCTGATCTTCTAATGCCTTGTTTCTATCGTCATAGTATTGACCGATTTTACTCTTAGCATTTTTGAATTTTTGTTCCGCTTCTTCAGCAGCTTTACGTTGTTGTTCTGCCAATGCCTCTGCCTTTGCAGCACGTTCATTTGCTTCCTGTAGCTGTTTAGCTAAATCATTTACAGGTGGAGCTGGTGTACTTGCTTCTGGTGCAGGAGTTTCTGATGTTTGCTCAATTACTTTTTCTTCGATCATAATTAACTAGCGGAGGTAAATTTTTCTAATTCGGCTATTAAATCTGCCTTGTTATGTCTCTTATCTAACTCAAGACCGATGGTTCGACCATAAGTTTCAAGTTCTGCTTTAGTCATTTTTTCAAAATCAGAAACAGTTTCTTTCTGTACTTCTAATTTCTCTTCCTTTTTAGGTTCTGGAGCAGGACAAACTGTACCAGGATCATTGCCCATTCTTTCAGATAAGCCAGGTTCCACAAGTTTCCACTTATAAGTTCCATCGGGCTGAAGCACCTTATCTAAGGATTTAGCCATAAAAATATGTATATTTATCTACTATTGTAGCAGACTATTCAGATTTGACCTCATTTGCATTTGGTAAAACTTCTCCTTGTACCAAAATGTCTCTAAATTCTTCTCTATCTATCACCTGTTGTTCAAATAATGAATTTAATGCTGTAATATCTTGACCAATCAATCTCTCAATATCAAAATCTCTACTGATTTTTACCTCTGGTGGCTCGATTCCCACATATTCAGCAGAAAAATTAAAACATTTTTGTAACTTTTGTTCTAACTCCATAGAAACCATAGCAAGCATGGAATTTGTATCAACACGATCTAACCTTCTTGCATCGGCAGATTCAGCTACAAACTTCTGTTGTGATAATGTACTAATTCCTAATGTTGCCATCTGCATTTGAAGTTCTTTTATTTCTGCTGATTGAGCATCAAAAGCACTTGAAGCTGGCTCTACATAATAAATTTTGTTACCAGGCTGAGTAGCCATTGCGTAATTAACAGAAATAGCTAAATCTTTAGTCTGGTCGTCATAGCCTTCCATTACAAGCATAGGTTGTGATGCAACGTGCAAACTATGTATTAAATCAGCCTGTCTTTGAAAATGTGCAAGATTTAAATATGCAATATCTAATAAAGGTGGTTTACTTACTAAATTTTCTGTTTTTCCAGAATAAATAGTAACTAATGGTATTTCTCCAAGAGAAAAATTACCAGATTCAGCTAATTTATAATCTTCGCCAGTTGTTCCTGTACTAAATTCACCCATGTATGAATTATCATCAACGTCATACATAGCATCAACTTGGTCTTTCTTACGAAAAACTTTGTAGTTTCCAGGTTCAATAACTCTTACCTGTTCAAATACTTTTTCTCCAAAATCACCATCAGGTAATACAGCTTTTTCTGCGATTCTTGCCTGTATAAGATTTCCATAATTTGACTCTCTATCTAATCTCCAACCTAAAAGATTTGTAGGGTCTACTTCAATCCAATAAGGTCTGCGATTCTGTGATCTTTCTTCAGCAAGACTTAATGCACCAGAGGGTGCTGGATAATCTACAAGAATATGACTTTGACCATAAGTAAGAGAACACATCAGTATTCTTCTTGCGTATTCATCTAAATCTGACCCACATCCATCAACATCCGTCTTGAAAGTTTCTGTCCAATATGGATCGCCTGTCAATGTTATTGGTTTGCGAAGAACTAAACCTGTTGCTGCCCTAATAAGTCTTTGAGTAAAGGGAGAAAATACAGCACGATTTACTCTTGCCATGTATGCTGTGTAATCTTCTCTTGGCTCTAGCGGTAAAAATGCTTCACTATTTTCTCTTAAATATTCTGTACCTTCAGTAACGGCTTTCATTATTTCCCAACCTTTCATCATGTCGAGGACAGCCCTCGTGCGAGTAAAAGGACTGTCTATATCTCCAATAGTTGTGGAAGTCTGTACCTTTGTTCTATAGTCTCCAGGAATTGAATAAGTCATTAGTTAACACCTCCACCTTTTTAATGCTAATGCTTTTCTAGTTGGTCTGCCTTTACTATCTTTCATTGGACCTTTTACTCCTTTCATGCGAGCACAAAAGGATTTTCTTCTTGCTGCTCTTTTGCCCGTAGGATTCTTTTCAGTAACAGGTGCCTGTAAATTACTACCAGTAGCACGATTATATTTTGCTCTGCCCTTAGCAGTCAGTCCTCCCTTCTTGGACTTTTCGCCTCTTCCTACGGATAAACTGACTCCTCTACGTTTAGCCATTATTTTCCTTTTTTCCTCATAGCTATTCTATGTGCTTCCATAAATGTTTTACCTTTCAACATCTCTTCCTTCATTATTGTCATATGTTTTGCAGTATGAGTTCCCTTCTTTTTATGATTAGCTAAAGCAGTCTTTTGCCTTTGGGTAAGTTCTTTTTTTGTTTTCATTTCTTCTTCCTCTTTTTCTTAGAACGTAACTTTTTAAGGTCGGCAGCCGTAATCTTATCCCGTGGTGGTGCAACAGCAGCAAGTTTACGCTGTTTTGCTGAATAAGATTTTTTAGGCATTAGATAGCAGAAGTAATATCACCAGTAGTTACAAAACTTACTGATATTGTAGAAATTTCACCAACAGTAGAAGCAAATGAAGTTCCTGTAATAATTCCGTTAAAACTTAATTTTTTGCTTCCCGATGTATCTAAAAATAAATTAAATGAAGCATCGCCAGCGTCTTCAGCAGTTAATATGTCTGTAATAATTTCAGCAGTGTCATCTCCACTTGTTGCTGTGTAGAGAAGATCAACTGTGCCAGATCCAGAAATTAAACTGCCTACGAATTTTCTTGACGTGTCTCCGTGAGCAGTAGTTTCTAGTGTGTCTTTTGTTGTATCTAATGTCCAAGCTGTTGTAGAAGCTATAGCCCCTACTGATCCAGACCCGTTATCAAATGCAACAGAGCCTTCTTCACCACGAAAAAATGCCATGATTTCAATAAAATTTTACTTATACGACTATCTTACCTTGAAACTGCGTTTTTCACAGTTATTTTTTCTTTTTAGTTGATTTTTTTGTTGTCTTTTTCTTTTTGCCCTTACGAACAGAAGCTATATAGCCTTGACATCTTGCCATTGCATGAGATTTAGCCACTTTTAACTCCTTTTTTTAGTTTTTTTACGTCTATGTTGATATGTTATCTTCTTACTGCCTGTTTTGGCACGTTTGAACCTTGCTTTTTCACTTGCTGACATTTCTCCAGCAGTCTTAGGTGTCTTACTTGATACACGTTTACTGGGTCGGCAAGCTGGATAGCCTCGTTTTTCGCCTTTTGATCGGCCACAGGGCTTGCCAGTTTTAACATCTACCCATTTTTCCTTAAACCAACGGGTCAAACCGCCACTACTTCTTGCCACGTTTCTTAGTTCCTGTGCGATAAGTGCCACCACGCTTTTTGTACTCTCGTACAAGCCATGCGTTAGCGTAAGCAGAAGGATAAACCTTGAATTTACGTTTTGCCTCTGCTTTTACCCTAGAGTATAACGCTTTATTTACAGGAACATTCGCCACGTTTTTTACCTCCCTTCTT